TGTATCTCATTCATAAACTCAGTTAACTCTGTATCACTTACAGAACCTGAAGTATCAATGGCCAACAACATATGCTGTTTCATTTTAATTTTAAGGCCAGGATTTTCATCATACCTTCTATTCTCTTTTCTTCTAATCTTCTTGGTAAATACTTTAGTGCTTGTACCAGAAAATCTTCTCACATAACTTCTCCAGTCAAATTTAGGTTTAACTATTTCTTCAATAATTATAACACCTTCTATCTCACCTGGAATATTCCCCCGCTTCTTAATAGTTTGTTCTTTAGCATCTGATAAAACTTTTTGAATTTGCTTCTCAATTAGTTTTTTCTCAGCTTCACTAAGATCATCAAACTCTTCCCATGTACTATGATCAGGAACATCTCCATTGTCTATGTTGTCTAGCAACTTATCCATCTCCTCATTCCCACATGTACCATTCTTATCCTTCTCATCTTTAAGCTGTTGTAGTTTATCATAATAATATCTACAACCTGCTTTAATATCAAGATCAAGATCTTCATAGTTATTTATATCTATACCTCCAGTTGGCAAATAATCTGGATCAATATACTGATTGATCTCCATGTCCATTGCAACATTAGCAAGTTTCTTGTTTCTAAAAGAACCAAAACTCACTAGATGTCCAAAAGCAATATGCAATAACTCATGCTTAAGCAATCCCATTTGATGCTTCTCACTAAGACTTGTCCAAAACTCTTCATTGATAGCCAACTGATAGTTGATACCATTCTTACTCACACCTGCCGTAGGAAGATCTTTTCTCCACATTTTATTGAGCATAATAAGAAAGAACCCATAATAGGGCTCTCTCAACATCAGCTCTTTACTAATTTTACTTAGACTCTGCTGTTTGTCCATTTCTTTCATTTTTTATTATTTTCAAATTCTGCATATTTAACAACAGCCTTTATTAAAATATCAATTAACTCATCCTTATCTTCTCTGGTAACTGATTTAATTACCCCTATTGAATAAGCTGCCTCTATAGCATCTAAATGTTCCTTAAGAGTAAATACTTTTGGTTTGTCCATTGTCTTTTAATTTAATTGTTAATTCAAACTTGTCTGTCGGATACCCCATGTTGTCCAACATCCTACCAAGATTCATCATAAAGTATTCTAGAAATAATTCTATAGAATCTTTAGAAGCATTATTCTTAGTCAGTAATGACAAAAGATCACTTGTAGTAGGTTTTGAATCCCATCCACCATTGTAATCATGTAGTTTATTTATTATAAAGTCATAAACCTTTTTACAATCATCTTCCCACTCATCTAACCTAAAGTTACCATATCTAAAAATAACAAGTACTTCTCCAAGATTTGCTTCTAAATCTAAATCTTCTAAAACTTTGTACACCAGATAGTGATTCTCTTTATCTGATGACTTCATCATACTCACTAGATTCTTGACTTCTTTTTTACTTAAAATCATTAGTCTTCAATTTAGTAATTTATCAATAATGTTTTAATCAAACCTACAGCACTTACTTTATGAAATAAATGAGCAAGTCCTCTTAGATCATTAATGGTAGCGCAGTTTATATTTAAATTTACAGTTTCTCCAATATCCGGAGCTGACAATATCTTTATCATATAGTTGTTATCAATACCATAATCCTTAGTCAGAAATAATATTATATTTGGAAAAAAAGCATGGCTATACTTTTGATTTTCTACATCAGAGCATATCCAGTCATTTTCTAACAAACTTTCATGTGTTATTTGTATTACATCTTCCATTAGTCTTCAATTTTTAAAGTTTTTATCATCCATTCTGTAGGTGTATTTATATTATCCACCCACTCTTTTGCACTTGGTATATAACCATTGCAATCCTCTTTAACATGTTGTTCTCCAACATATCTTGTATATACTGTTTTGCCCTCTGAATTTTCAAAACTTGGCCCAAACTTTTTCTCACATTCAAATATTCCCTCACTGTGGTGACGGAACATTCTATGTTTACTATGTCCAATCCAAGCCTTAGTTTCATCAAACCACTCATGAATTTTTATGTAATCAATTGGAAAACCTCCAAACTTTCTAGCTGAAGATCTTGCATGTTGCCAAGGATGTGACATTATTCTTCTGTTTTTTTAAATAAGTTACCATGATGATTATACTCTTCAACATTCATGATTCTGATATTGTTATTTACAAGATACTCACCTGAAGGAACTTTGATTAACAACTCCCCATAACCACCTTCATTATTCCACCAATCTTCAATATTATCAAGTATTGTTTCATGGGCAAAATTTTCAATAGTTGCATATGCACTAGAGTTTAATGTTGCAAGATTCTTGTCTTGATCCCATGCACTTACAAGATCAATATCAGAAAAGTTTGCATTTTCTATATCTGTATATACTATATTTTCAATAGCTCCACTATCTCCACCACCATCATAATGTACCTTAATACCAGTAACCCCCTGATCCGCCAATTGGATCAAGACTTCCATTAATTGTTCTTCTGTCATAATTATTTAGTTTTGTAAAACCTGCCTAGAATATTGGCATTTAAAAAATCATCTTTCTCAAGTACTTCATATACAAACTGGTACTTTGTTTCTTGATATGTAAGCTCTGCAGCTGTAGAACATATCCTTAATATCTCTCTATGGATAATAATACCATTCTTATGTGCCTCTTTTAAATCTTTATTACTACTATAATAATTCTTATAGTCTAACTTAGATTCCTTGGTATATTTCTTTAATCTTCCATCTGTTAATTCTTCAAGAGCCTTCTTACCCATTTTCTTTTTAACAGACTTATAAAAGTTTTTCTTACCAATGTATCTCACACACTTACCATCTATAATAGCAGTCATCATATAAATAAATCCAATAGCTCCTTCTGGAATCATTGAATCTCTAAAAGTTACTTTATTATAAATCCAACTCATAATACTTCTTTTAAAAGTGGCAATAAAACATTTCTGGTTTTCTCTACACCATGTTTTTCTATTGAATCTGATAAATCCTTTTCTAAGTTTAACACTATATAATTAAAGCCATACTTAAGTTTATACTTCTCAGCTGCTCTAATCCCGGCCTCATCATTATCAAATAAAACACAAATACCTTTATACTTAGAGCTTATACTGCTCATAATATTTTCTGGTATCATAGTGTTTTCACTATCTGGTGCAATAGATTCAGAATTACTAATCTTCAATTTGTTATAAGCCATTAAATCTTTAAGAGATGATGTTATAATCAAATATGGTTTATCATAAGTTAGTTGTTCAGAACCCTGAATATAATCTCTAACCTTAATAAATTTACTGTCTTTTACCTTTGGCTGATAAATCTTATAGAGTGTACCATCATCTTTAAAATACCCATACATATAATTGCCCTTGATAGTTATACTTGACACAACATCATTTTCATCTGTCTTTGTCATCACATAATATTCTAGTGGAACCACATTATATCTAGACAATAATCTAGAACCAATGTGATATTTCATCCAATATTTCTGATCAAGAGTATTCCAGTGCCGCATTTCATAATCAGTAACTTTAAATTTACTGTGTTGCTTATAAGACTTTATAGGATTATGACCGTTGTTTAGAACATACTGGTTATAGTCTTCTATAATCTTATAACTTGCGGAACCTCTAGTGGGTAAATTAAATAGACTTTGGACAAGAGCAATAGAATCACCACCATTACCTGAAGAAAAATCTTTAAACTTATAGATACTATTTCTGTCAATATAAATACACATAGAAGGTGTCTTCTCCCGTGGATTAAATATTGATTTCATTTTAATATCTTGTCCTGTAAGCTTTTCTGTTAGGTTAAGATAATGTTCAAATGCCCATTCTCTTGGGACATCAGCTAAATCATATATTAAATTCTTTGTAGAAATCATAGCAACCCAAGTTAAGTAAATAAAGGGGCCATTACAACCCCTTTATTTAGGAGTTGTTAATCTAAACTAAAATCTGAAGATGTTTTACCTGGTGTTGGAAAGTCATCATCATCATCACCAAAGTTATCTACTGGCTTTACTTCAAGTTTCTTAAGATGTTTAGCTTCATCATACTTAAGAATTCTTTCAGAACCTTCATTGCCATAAGCATACTTGTTGTTTTCTGCTTTTGGTAACCACATGTCATATGCAGTATAACCAGACTTGTTTTCATATTCCTTACCGGCAACACAAAAATCTAGATACTTATCTTTAAGTGGTGCATTGTTACTAAAGTTCTTTACAAAATCTTCAATTGTATTAAACTTGTTATCCTGCTCCTCAAACCAACTCATTATTCCAGTTGCCTTAGATAAGTTAGCCAAGAACATCATCAAAGATCTATCTCTTTGAATTTTAATTCCAGACTTTGTTTGTCCATCAGCAAATGCATATTGACTAGCTTTTACCCGACCAATTTGACCTTTGTATTTTCCTTTGCTTTCATCATCTTTGTCAATCAGAAAACCTTCAAATCCGTCAATTGGTTCTGTCTCAACATTTAGTATTAAGTGTTTTGCACCATCAATAAATTGAAAGTCTTCTAACGTAATACTGTTGATTCTTAATGTGTGGTTTCCTGGGGCAATAGTTTTTGCCATTCCACCACCACCATTCTCATTTACTAGATCTTTTGTACTTAAACCCATTT